TATCTTAGTATCGTTGTCTCCATCAACAACTAACTCAGATGATGAACCTTGTATGCCTAGTTCTATTTTCAAAGGTGTGCCAGTACCTGCAATAGTCTGACTTACATTAATAGTATTGGTAGTGCTAGAATGTGATGAAGATGTAATTGTACCTTCAGTTACATTACCAGCTGAATCTGTTATTCTTATAGCTCTACCTGCATAGTATGTAGCAGTTAGATCTGAAGATGATGTTATAGTTATAGTATCCGCATCAGATCGTGCTACTGTATATTCTCCATCACCATCACCAAACTCATAGAAGCCTTCACCAATTTGGTTGTACATACTTCTTATGTTAGCAATAGTTTCTCTAGCTGCATTGTTTACATTAGAAGGAGCCATACCTTCAGACCAGTTTACAGTTTGTGTAGAAGTATTGTTACCTGCTGTTGTACTATATTTACCTGCTCCAGTACCTGCCATATAATCTCCTTAAAATAATACTTTCATTGGGTCTTCTACAAGACCTCTAGTTTGAAATGCTGTGCTTCTTGGACCTTTATATTTAGGATGTCCAATCTGTCCTAAAAATACATTAAGTGCATCATCATATGATAATCCATCTTTTTGATATTGTTCTATTGCCTGGCTAACCCATATAGGTAAAAACTTTTCGCCCACTTGACCACCAATTGCTAAAGCTCTGTCTAAAGCACTATCGTCTTTTTTAGTTATTTGTGGACTCCAACCAGTAGTTAGATACTCTTTGTTGGTCATTACTTCTGCAAATGTTTTTGTAAGTGAACTTGTTTTCTTAAGAGCTGTTTTTTGTGGATCTGTAATCCAATGAAAAGGCTCCATGTATTGTTTACTAAATGTCAATACTTCTCCATTACCTAGATCTATTCTAGTAGGATCTTTATTTTCCAATATAGATTTACCACTAAATGCATAATTTGCAGCATTACCTAATACTGCATATAGTATAGCACCATTTATTAAATATGTCATATACAGGTTTCTTGTGCGTTCATTAGCATTAAATGCTGGAAATGACTTAGCTAGTATTCGTATATTAGATATTGTCCAATCTGGTGCAAACATTGCTAGTTGTAAATATGGTCTAGCAGAAGGTTTAAATGCTTCTTGTGCCATTCTTCTAAACATAGGGTTAGCAATCTCATTAGCTAATCTAGTAAAGTTCTGACCGCCAAATGCATCATTTGCAAAAGAAGCTGCATCTCTAGCTAATATTCGTAGAGGTACATTTGCATTGGCTGGATCTGCAATAAGTTGATTAAGTTTTGCAGTACCAGTAAATAATTTAAATGAAGTAAATGCTCTTTCCCAAGTAATCTTATCAAACCACTTAAATACTTTACGACCAGGTTTAACGCCTAGATCATTAAATACTTTTCCTAATGCTGGTACTTTAGATACTGCTCTTTCAATGTCATTAAAACCTTTATAAAATACATCATGTCCAACATCACCAGGTTTATTTATCTCTAAACCATTAGCTGTTAATAGTTCAAATACATCATCATAGTCAGAATTTTTTAGTCTATCAGCTGTAGCTACATAGTTATTTTCTAACCATTTAATAAAAGATGGGTCATCAGGATTGTCTGCCCATTTAAGCATATCAGTCTTTTTACCTGTTAATGATTGACCTATTTGTGTAAATCCTTGTTTACGATCTTTTGGATTTCTTAAAAATGTAAATGGTACACTTTCTCCTAATGATCCTGCATGAAAGAATGATGCTCCTACTGCAAATCTTTTCATAAAAAAGTTAAAGTTCTGTGCGTATCGTATTATTGCAGGTGGATCAGTAGCATCCATAACCATTCTTATGTATGGCAATGTATCTTTATGCACATATGCTAAAGTTTCATCAACTAGTTTATCACCATCATACGTTTTTTTATTGAGTATAGGGTGATTAACTTGTATATAATCAGGTGCCAATGAATCAGGTATTTTTGAAAAATCATCAAATACAGCAGGTGCTGCTAAACCAGGAAACTTTCTTTTTTTAAGAAATGAAACAAAATCTTTCTCTACTAAAGCTTTGCCAACGCCTAATCCGTATCTTGCAAGAATATCTGCAATATCTATTTCACCAATATCATTGGTACGAGGAATATAACCCATTTCGATACCTTCTCTATATGACGGTATCAATCGTTTTTTTGCTCGTCCTCCTAAACCTCCAGTAAGTCCAAAAAGTTCTAATATTCTTCTGCCTTGTAATACTTCTTCACCTTGTTCTATATTTCTAGCTTTTGCAAACTTGCCTGGACCGATTTCCCACTCTTGCATAATATAATTAGATATAGCACCAAAACGACTTTGTTTTCTTTTAATGTTGTTTAATAAATCATTATGAAACTTAGGTATTATATCTTTTATAATCTTAAGTTCATTTTTGTTAAATACAACTGTAACATCTTTTAACTCATCCAAGATAGCTGTAGGATCTTGTCCTTTTTCTCTAGCATTTAATGCTCTTAGTAAAATACCTTTATCAAACTTTTTAAATGTAAATGATCCATTTATAATTTTATCTGGTTCTTGTACTGCAAAAACCATAGCTTCTCTTTTAATATCTGATACAGATGTCTTTAATGCATACTGCATTCTACGAACACCCATCTCTAGTTTAGAAATATGATCTTGTAAATTTGCTGTTAGTTCATCTGCAAATATTTCATTAGCTCTTTGAGCTTTCTGTTCATTAATAGGTTTGGTTTTAGTAGTAATTTTTTGCAACCCTTTAAATGCAATTGGTACTGCTGCAAAACCTGCACCTAACTCTAATGCAGTTTGTAGTTTTTCATCTTTAGCTGTAAGAAATCCAGCAGCTGCGCCTATACCACCTAATGAACCTGCTACCTTCCAATTAAAATCACCAAGTATTGTTTTATTTTCAATAGCATCAAACTCTTGTCGTAGTCTATGTTTATATAATTTATTAACTTCATACTCTGTAATCTTAGTCGCATTAGATTCTTTTACTATTTTAGCCATTCTAGCTGATACTAATTCAACAGGGTCTATTCCTTTATCTGCTGCTTCCTCTACTGCTTCTGCAATCTCACGACTTACTTTTGTAGCTTCTGCTCCAGTAGCTTTAGTTACTTTAGTACCTAGTCCTGCAAATAATGCACCAAAGGCTAAATTAGCTGTACCACCAATACTAGCTTCTGCTAATGTTCTACCTGCTGACAATTGTGCATCTTCACTAAGTTGATAAGCTCCACCATAGAGAGTACCTATAGCAGCTCCTTGTGCAAACATAGTAGTTGCATTAGTAATCTTTTGTGCTTTAACTGATGTTATGCCAATAGCTTTTTGTGCATTAGCTCCTAATTTACCCCACCCTATAAAAGGTATAAATAATAAATATGGATCTGCTAATACAGCGTTTACCATCTCACCAGCAAGAAATGATGGGTTAGATGCAACAAACTTAGCTACTTCTTTTGCATCAAATGAGCCTGGTTCTGCTAAAAGATAGCTAAACTTATTATATATTCTAAGTTGTTCTTTAAATTCGTCTGAATCAGGATCTAATTGTTTTAACTTTTCTTTAGCTTCTTCTGCCTGTTTCTTTTTAGTATTACCTGTAAAGTATTGATATAAAGATGCAGGTAAAGATTCTTCAAACCACAGTTCTCCAAGTGGTCTTATATTAAATCCAGGTGTTGGTGTTTCAACTTGTGGTAATGGTATATTTGGTGTTCCATTAGACATATAAATCAGGTCTAAATTTCTTTAGTGCCTTCTTAGCCTCTGCTACACCACTTGATTGTGCAATCTTCTTGAGTTCAGGACTATTATCAATGATAGCATTCTCCCACGTATAACCACCTTTTGTAGCTGGGTTAGATACAATTGCACCTGGTTGTTGAGGTACAAAGACTTCTGGTCCTTCTTCTCCTACAACAATAGGTTTATTTGCTTCTACAGTTCCGCCTAGAGCATTATTAACAGTAACACCACCACCCCATAGTCTGCCACCAAATAAACTTCTAAACCATCCTCTTTCATTAATTTTACCTGAAGTAACCATTTCAGCATAAGCTGCATCTACATCTGCTTTTGTAACTTCTCTAGTTTTTCTTTCACCACTATTAAAAGCAATTGTAGCAAGTTCAGTTGCTTTTCTTGCAATATCAGCTTTTACATCTGCTCTTGCTGCTTCTTTTTCGCTTGAATCTACTCCTGGTACTTTTTCTACTAAGTCTTCCATAAATTTAGATCCGACTACTTTTTCAACTAATGCATCGGTAGTTTGATTTGGTGTAAATGTCAAACTTTCATCAATAGAACCATATTGACCAGGATTATTAGCATAGAATAATTTTTGTGATTCTGTTAAATTTTCATTAGCTTCAATAGAGTTAAATGTAGCTAATCTTACTGTGGCTTCATCTTGTTTTTGATCAATATTTAATTGAGCTAATGTAATATTTTTCATACCCATTAAAGCTTCATTTTCTAGTAAAGGTTTCTTTAACTCATTTAATACTGTTTGAGACTTAATGTTTTCTGTTTGTGCAACAGTTTGTTGTGTACCAGCTCTTGTTTGCTGTAACTCTGCCATTGCTTTATTAACTTCTATTATCTGTCCACTATCCTTCATACGCATTAACTTTTTATTCTGTTTAGTTAATTCTTGGTTAGCAATAAAACCTTGTGTTGTTTGTGCTGCTGGTAATAATGCTTCGCTAACCCCTTTACCACCTGCTGCTTGATTCATTAATGATAGTCCCATAATAAAACTAGGATTATTCATCATTCTCATAATAGCACCTTCTTCTGGTTCTTGATTATTATATTTTAATATAGCTTCAACAACTTTAGGTGCATCTTCTTTATTACCTAAATCTAAACCAAGATTCAGTTCTCCATCATCAGTAAGACCATATTGTTTTACCATAAAATCATAAAAGTTATTTGTTTGATTTTGTGGTGCCATAGCAGTATTAAATCTAGACTGCATATCTGTAAAAAAATTAACCATTAAAACATTCCTCCTAATCCACCTAATAATGCCCCACCTAATGCAAAGTAAGGGTTTGTTGATCCTAACATACTAGCCATACTAGCTCCTGCCATTCCACCACCTAAAGCTCCTGTAAGAGCATTATAACGTGGTTGTTGTGCTGCCTGTTGTGTAACTGGGAATCCAGATGCAATAGGAGTAACTATACCTGCATACTGTGCAAGTCTATTGTATGGTGACATTTGTTCATATTGAAATCTCTGTAAGTCTTCTTGAAGTCGCCTGCCTTCTAAGTCTTCGTATGCTCCTCCAGCTCCCATAAGAGCCTCGGCTCCTGCTAAAGCTCTAGCATCTCCTGCTGACTGTATTCCTGGTAGTGCAGACGCAGCTTGTAATTGTTGAGCTTGTGCAAGTGCATTGGCTGCTTGTTCTCTACCAAGTTCAGCTTCTCTAAACTGTAGTGCTGTAGGTACAAAAGCTCTACCAAATGCTTCGGTAGCTGCTGCTTGAGCCATAGGTGACCCCCCAGTCCTACCCATACCTGCAAATTCTTGTTGAACACCTTGTACAGCTTGGTTTGCCAAAACATTTCTAAAATCATTTAGTGATTGTCCACCAGCAAATACTGATGGTGCTTGACCTGCTGCATAACCAGATAAAACATTACCTGCTTGTTGAATCATAGGTGATCCACTCATTTGAGCTACACCTAAGTTTTCTAAACCACCAAGTGCTTGTTGAGTTTGAGTTGCAAAAGGTACAACTGTAGATCCAGGATAATATGTTGACCCAGTACCAGATTGATAAAGATTAGATGCTTCACCTAAAATATTATCTAAATATTGTGTAGATGGAGCATAAGGTGTTACCTCATTAGTTTGTGTGATTGTGTCTCCGCCTCCGCCTGACATACTATAGTTTCCTTTCTAAAAAAACATGAGTTTTTTCAAAGTTATAATTTTTTAAGACTCGTTCCCATCCTAATCTAGCATGAGATTCTATGTGGGTACAATCTTTAGATTTAGCCCATTCGGCTAGTTCATCCATAACATGAACCCACTTTTTCATTTCACGACCTGTTGCAATAAATATATTACATACTTTACTATTAGGTCGTTGCAAAATTTCTGTAATAGCTGTGCAATAATGACTATTATCTTCATCATTATTCCAACCAAGCCATAATTGCATTTTGTTATTCAAACAATTTTCTTTTATATCATTACTGTTAAAATGATTGCCTGATCTAGCTAATGCATTAGCTATATGTTTATCTACTAATGTCCAACATTGTTCAACATTTTCAGTAGGTATTAATACAGCTTTGATCATGAAACTTCTAAATAACTACATATAACATGAAGATCATTAGCATTTTCTGCTTGTACTTTAAGTTCTTCATCTGTGTTCATTACTACTGGATGTGTAAGTAATTCCTCTGTAGTTTTTGCAGTTATGTTCTTTTGTTTAAACATACTAAATACTGTATTACTTGTATTCAATAAAGTAACTGTTACATGACAAGCATTACTTGTATCGTCATTAGATACTAATATTGATTTTACGATACTCGTTGTGGCAGCTGGTACAGTATATAAAACTGTATCATTTGTTGTAGTTAAATCTACTTTACTATTTTTATAAGTATGTGCCATTTTTTAAGTTTTTCCAAAATTCATCTAAAGCATTACTATGTTCACAATATGCACAATCACATTTATCACAAGTTTCATCATTATCACAATGACAAGGATGATTACAATTTACGCAAGAAACCATGCTGCTACCTCCTGATTTTCAGTATTGTGATAAGTAATTAATTGATTAGTTATATCTTCTACTATTCTTTGAAAGTCCTCTGGACTATCTATATATTGATAAATGTATTCTAAATCTTGCTTACTAGCCATTACATTAATTTATGTTCTACTTGTCTTAATACTTCTTTATCAAAACCAGTAAGATCTACACCTGCATTATATAAGAATTGTTTAGCAATACCATCTCCATTAAAGTCTGCAAACTCAATATCATTAATCCATATTCTTCTGTCAGTTGTATCCAATGAATATACTACTGGTATAATATCTATTTTGTAAGAATGTGGGCTATCAGCTACAGGTATAAACTTGCCATTTTCTTTTACAAAATGACTACCTGCTACAATAACTCCTTTGTAATTATGTATCTCATCATATGGTTTAAACTGTACAACACCAGTAACTTCACCACCTAATGTTTTATCACCTATTTGTATTTCTTTAATTTTCTTTTCAGATCCGTCTTCCATTTGAATTAAAGTATCAGGATCAAAACACCAACCGCCTCCAGTTGCACCGCCGAATCCTCCAGTGTCTCCACCAGTACTACCTCCTGTGTTGCCACCAGTATTACCTCCTGTATTATTACCTGATGGTCCACCATAATACGTATCTCCTGTAGGAGTTGTAGATATTGTCGAAGTTGCAGGATTAACCGTATTTGTTGCAGGATTTTGATTTACACCTTGTCCTGTAGCAGGGTTACCAACAAAAGTATCTCCACTAGGAGTACTCATAACTGTTCCGCTTATTCCTAATGGTCCAAAATTATTTAATTGGTTACCTTCACTTAAAACAGCTTCTATACCTGTGCTATAATCACCAGATGCAGTCATTTCATTAAATGCAGCTATTTCATCATCCGTTGCATTACCAGAAAATATATTAGTTAAAAAATTAACCATTGGTAAATCAGTTATTTTAAAATTCTTAATAGCATCCAAGTCAAATTGTCCAAGATCTACATCACCACCCTGAAAAGAATAATATCCACCTCCTCCACCACCTTGACCTTGTGGTCTTCCTGGAAAAGCAGGAGTAAAGGGTTGTGTAAACTGAGGATTAGTTGGTACATAAGGTTGTGGTGTATATCCTAAATAACTCGATGTATCTCCAGGTGCTATTGGGTTAAACCCTTGTGGAGTATAAGTCTGCATAGTATTACCCATTTGAAAATAAGGTGTAGTTGTAGTAACACCAGTCAAATAATTAGGACTACCAAAATTTAAATTCTGAATCCTGCTTTGTAGATTTCCAACTTGTGGGTTTGTATAAGTAACCATTATCTATATCCTTCTCTTATTCCTTCAACATCTATACCTTGTGCGTCATTCCAAGTTGTAGATGCTGCTATTTGCATATTAAATTTAAAATATCTTGCACTTTTATGGAATGGTATTGTTCCTGATGCGTGCATAGTTGCAACTGGTGATGTTGTTGATTGTGCATCTCCAACCCTGTTTCTAAATGTAAGTGAGCCAGTTGCTGATGTCGTATCTGTTATAGGTCTTACATGAGTCACTAAAGATCTATGTTGTGGGAATAGTTCTGTTTCTGCTGTACCTATTTCACACGCTAAGTTATCTCCCTCAAATGTTCCAAACTTATGTGATGTATCAAATACACCAAATGATCTTAATCCTCCAACAAATATATCACTATCAAGTGGTACATTGATTGCATCTAAGTTATTTGAGCCTGATGATGGATAGTTATCTAAATCATCTACAGAATAGCCAGGTGATATGTAGTTAAATATCATTTCATGTGATAGTTCTACAATAGACCATCTAGATGTTTCATAGTTATAAACTATAATCTTATCTGTTACTCCACTAGCTGTAGATGGATATGACCAACATACTAATTTATTTTTATAATCAACAGCTGCTTTAACTCTTTCTCTATGTGCAAATCGTAAATCATCTTTAAAAAAACGATCTACTTTACCATTACCAATAGGTTTGGATGAGTTACCATCTGTTACTCTAAAACCATCCTCAGATAAAAAATATACAAGGTTACCAACTTTAATAACTGTTTTACCTTGTACAGCTCCTATGTTATCTTCTATTCTTCTAAAAGAAAATACTACGTTACCACCACGATAATCCATTCGTGTAATTCTATTCTCTTGAAATATTAATCCATACTGTCCACCAGTTACTCCAGTAACAACTCCACCCTCTGGAAGATCTTCTGAATCAGCTTGATTGATTCCAGAAGTCCATGATGTAGCACTGTTAATTGATGACCATTGTACTCTATTACGAGCAGTGGATTGAAAACCAGTTACTACAAAATTATTTACAACAGCTGCGTGTCTAAATGATGGAGGTGATCCACCTAATGCAGCAAAGTCTGTGGATGTATCTAGTGACCATGCTTGAGGTGCATCTACACCATTAAAAGCTATGACTGTTTCTCCAAACTTAACAAAATCCCAATAACCATTATCAGCAGTATTAAATGTAGTGCCACCACTTTCATCGACTACTGAGTTTGCAAGTATTCTATATAGTTTACTAGAATCACCAGCAAAAATACTGACATTACCACCATCAGATGTAAATGATGAAGCTCCCTGACATCTATTATCTAATGCATTTGCTGTAGCTGTAGTTATATTTTTCCAAGGTCTATAACTATTTACAGCAGGATAAACATTCTTAGCCTGTGTTGCTCCTGGGTTTAAATGATCTGGTAGATCAGGTAACCATTCTCCAAAAGGTACTTGCATTAGTTAACATTATCATGATTGTTGATATTAATACCAGAATGTTGAATTAAAGGTGACCCATTATATTTATCACCGTCATCTTTTAATTTAATCTGATTAATACCTTCAACAAACAAGCCTTTCCATTGTTCTACTGTTTGAGGGTCTATACCCCTAATAAAATTACTAGCATGATATAAACTACCGTAAAGATATACAGCAGGATGATTAGTTAAAATATAGTTAGTAGCTGTAGAACCATCAAGGCTATCAAACGCTTTATAATAAACAAGTGTAGCTGTGTATGATGTATCTGGTGCTGGTGCAAATCTAAAATTAGATCCTTCAATACTATATGTTCTAGGTGTTCCTGATTGTGAGCTACCTCTTGTATGAAACTGATGATATGGTGTTACAAACTGTAATGTTTCTTTGCCACTATTATTAACGAAAAAACTTCGTACACCTAAAAATCCTGTAGGTAAAGTTTCTTGCTCAGAATCAATTGTAAATGATACAGATGTTTCCATAGCTCTAATTCTTAGTTCTCTATTAAACTCTGCTTCAGTTAAGTCTATAAAATCATCTATCTCAGAAGTTAAATCATCTCTAGCTAAAAAGTTAGCAATAGCTGTTTTTAAATTTGTATATGTATCTAATGCCATTATAAATTTTTACTTCCTGTCTTAAAGTTTTGAAATTCGTTACTATTGATCATTCCTTTAATTAATGATTTTTGTTGATCAAGATCTAACTTAAACCAATTAGAATGTCCATGTAACTCTTTAGTTTTTATTTGTAATGCGATTAAAGGTATCTGTGCAATTCTTTGCATATCACCTCTTTGAGCTTCAGGTATATGATTACGAAACATTTTGTTTTGTTTCATAATAGGATTAGTATCTTGTCTACTTCTAACAACTAATTTACGAGTTCCTCTATCAATATGTATCTCTTGATTTTTGTCGTATATATTTGTCATACAACAACAACTGTACCAGTAACAGTAACTGTAGCTGCAAATGTAATTGGTCCAGCAAATACAGCACTAGTTATTATTTGATCTTTATTAATTTCGGTATCGTGTTCATGTATAGTTTCACCTGCTGGTGCATCCCCAATATACTGAACTCCTCCTACTGATGATATTGTTGCCATGTAATCTCCTATGTACTAATTGCGTCTACAACTGATACCCAAACATCTATGCTATCTGCTGTTCCAGCTTGTCCTTTTAAGATATCTCCACTTTGTAAAACAAATTTAGCTCCGCCCTGTACTAGCTCAACTGAACTTGCAGGTGGAATGGATAAATCTTTTACAATGTATCTTGTAGTAGACCCACCTTCAGATACAAATACACTTACTGTAACTGTTGTAGTTAAAATATTTGCCAGTCTCAAACCAACAACTGCATCATCACTATTTGATGTGTATATTGTTGTAGCAGAGTTTGTTATCTGCGCTCCGTTGGATTCAAAATCTTGTGCCATGTTTTCTCCTATAATGCGATTGCCATTGCTACAGCCAGACCTTTACTAGCTTTGGCATCTAATTGTGTTTGAATATCTGAAGTAACAGATCCTAAATACTGGAACTCTGCACTTGTTACTGAACCATCTGCTATTTTTGTAGCATCAATAGCAGCAGATGCTTTGATGTTTGCATTTTCAATATTGGTAATATTGTTACCTGTGCCATCAGCATCTATTGTTTTATTAGTTAATGTGTCTGTAGAACTAGCAGTGATACCACCAATATCTGATAGTACTTCAGCAGTTGACCTACTCTCTAATCCGTTTGCAGTAAATCTAGCGTATTCATCATCGGCAACACTAGCACTATCAACCTTAACTGCGTTTGTATTACTAATACCAAAAGTCAGTGATGCTTGTCCACCAATATCACTAAGTACTTCACTAGCTGATCTACCTTCAATTGATGTACCTGCTACTCTAAGAAAATCGTCATCAGCTACTCCACTTGTAAAGATAGGAATATTAGTATCTGATATACCAAATGTTAATGAAGCCTGTCCACCGATATCACTTAACACTTCTGATGTGCTTCTGCTCTCTAAACCATTAGCAGTGAATCGTGCATATTCATCATCTGCTACTGAACTACTATCTATCTTAACAGCATTGGTATTAGAGATCCCAAAAGTTAATGCAGCTTGACCTCCAATGTCAGATAATACTTCGGCAGTAGATCTGCTTTCTAAACCTGAAGCTGTAAATCTTGCATACTCGTCATCAGCTACAGAGCTGCTGTCTATTTTAACTGCATTAGTATTGCTTATACCAAATGTTAAAGATGCTTGACCACCTATGTCTGAGAGAACTTCTGAAGCAGAACGACCTTCAACACTTGTTCCTGCTATTCTTAAGAAGTCATCATCAGCAACACCTGATGTAAATTGTGGTACATTTGTGTTACCAATACCGAATGTTAGTGATGCTTGTTTACCATCAAGCTGTGTTTGTATATCACTTGATACACCATCAAGTCTTTGAAACTCTGTATTAGATACAGACCCATCTCCTATTTTAGCAGCATCTATTCCTGTAGGTAAATTACCAGCAGATACACCAACAACTAAATCAATAGTGCCATCAGCATCTTCATATGTTGCAGTAATATCAGTTTCAGTATTACTACTAAACATAGCACCAACAATATCTTGTACTGCTTCAGTGCTTGAACCTGCATACGATTTTACATTAGCTGCTGTTATCTTTTTTGTTTGACCTGCATCTGTATCTACAATTGCAAATACATCATCATCAGCTGGTGTAGATAATGCTGTCAATTCACTAATCTTACTATCTGCCATTCTTTACCCTTTTTTTATTTTGTTTTTCTTTTTTCTTTAAAAGCTCTACTAGCTCTTTAAAAGTCATTTACCCTGACCCCTATATCTTTTAAAATTTCTTCTTTTATGTTTGTTCTTTGGTCTTGACCTTACACTCTGTCCAATAGAAGTTCTTTTCTTTGGTCCAGGTTCATGTGCAATATAACTTTTAGCTTTACGAGCCATTAGTTAGGTATTGGTCTACCGCTAAAGACAGTACCTACTGCCTGTTCTATTTTAATATTATCACCTGCTTGAATAAGCAAATATGTTCCATCTTCTAATTTAATATTATCATTAGGAGTGTCTGTTCTTCTATCTCGATATCTATCTTGTCCTCTATGAGAAAACCTAGTAGCAATCATTGTGCAAGTTCTGAAACTCTTGCAGTACCATCAGTAGAACCTACTCTTAATACAGCAACTTTAGTTGCAGGAGTAACTCTAAAATATTCTGGTGTAAATGCAGGAACAATAATGCTAGATGATGATGCTGTAGGTGAAGCTGAGTTCATTTCTACATAAGCATCAACAGTCGTTACTATTCTTATTTCTCTTGTTTGTGCATTTAAAGCATTGGATGTTGCAGCACTTGAGCTGCCAACAGCTACAGTTTGTGTAGTTCCAATTTTAAATGTAGTAGGTGCTTTATAATCAGTCATGGTTACTCCGATAATTCTGAAATATATAATGAACCGTTACCAGAAGATCTAATTACAGATATAATATTGCCTGGTGAAACTTTATAATATTCAAAGTCTTTTGCAGCCAATGGTGTCATAGCAGCAGTTGCTGTTACAGCAGGATTGCTAATTGATATATGACAATCAGTTGTTGCATACAATCTTACATATCTGCATTGTCCAGATATAGCAGAGCTATTTGCAGCACTAGCTGTGTAGTCTACTTTCTGTACAGTTCCTGTTAATTTATAATACATAATGTTCCTTAGAATGATTCTAAAGAGGGAGCCGAAGCTCCCTCACTTAGATTATTGGTTAATGTCGAGAAGAATACCGTGTGCGGCTTCGTTTCTCATTTCAAGAGTCCACTCTGCAAGAAGTTGCATTTTCTGACTGTCGCCAGTTTTTGCAAGTTCGTCAATTTGGAAATCTCTCAAGTAAGATGTTGCCATCATATCTCTTTGGATAAGGAAAGCATTACTCTCACTTGTTGTTGCCATAACCCTGTTAGGTACAACTTGAACATCACCGAAGTCAGATGAGTATACATCAATTGCAGCATACTCTACTCTAGCGTCAGCTTGTCCAAATCTAGTAGTGTTAGCGTTAAAACCAGATATAGTTTGTTTCACAGATGGTGGAACAACTAGCATATCCATTTCTCCGCCAGACTCATAAACCTCTTTGATAACAGTCTTTAGGATTGTTTCAGTAAGGTCTCTGTCAGTACCAGAGTTAGGTAAGTCAGTACCAGAACCAGTAGATAAAGCTCCACCAGATCCTGCATCACCATTAGTTTTAATCCATGTAGGGATTGATCCTAATTTTCTAGCGTTTGATGCGTCACCAGCAGCTTGAACCTGTCCTTTAATAAGGGCAAATTCCATATCTTTTTTTAGCTCTTTCGACTTCTTAGCGATTTGATAGCTCATTTCGTCAGCTCTACCAGCAGCGTCTACAGCTGATTGAGTTCCAGAAAGTGCTACTACTTTATCCATAATCTGAGTAAAGTTAAAAGCTCTTGTAGTTGCAGTTAATGCATCAACAGTTGCTTCGTCACCCTCGATTACAGCGTTAGCAGCAGGTGCAGCTAAACTATCAAGTTGCCATTCGTGTTTAGTTGATTTTGCAGCAGTTCTAGGAATTGCTGAAAGTATTGGAGTTTCTGATGGACTAATATTATAAATTATGTCGACCAAATCCTCTCTAATACCAGTAGTATCGTACGTATCGTACAAATTACTTGGTTGTGCCATTATAAGCTCCTTTTATTAGATTTTAATTGATTCTCTAAAGATAGCAGCAGCATCTCTTAAGCTACCTGATTTCTTTAGACGTTTGACACGCTCATTCTTTGCAATTTGTAATTTTTCATTCTTAGTTTTAGCCATTCCAGGTTTTACAACCCTTGGAGCTTCAGCAACTTTTTTAGTTAAAGCTGGTTTTGATTTTACCAGTTTTCTATAAGCCATTGCATCTTTTAAAACTAACAACATCCTATGATCTGTTAAACTAGCTATTTCTTGAGCCTGATATCCTTGATCAGCTAAATACTCTTTCATGTTATTTTTAACAACACTAGCTTTAGCTGGATCTTTCATCTCAGGCATTTTTAAAAACATCTGTTTTTCTTGTTCAGCAACATATTTAGAATATTCTTGCTGTTGTGTAGATATGATTTTTTGTTGAGCTGCTTCTAGGTCTTTTTGCCTTTTCTGCATTTGATACTGTAAGCGTGATGCTTGTACAGGATCTTCTTCATACATTTTATCAAAATCTATACTTTGCATTTCTGCATCAAGTTGAGATCTTAGAGATTGTTCTAGTTGCATTAAATTACCCATTTGCGTTTGAACGGTCTCTCTTTCACGATTTAACTGATCTTCTTGTTGTCTTCTTTCAATAGAAAGTTCTTCAGTTTTTCGTGAATAATCGGCTTGTCTTTGATATCCATTTATAAGTTCTTGTTGGTTAACCTCATATTTTTGTCCGTCAATAACGACAGGGAATATAGGTTCCTCAGAAATTTCTTGTGTACTTGTTTCTTCATCAGATACTTCAGTACTTTCTTCCGACAATGCGTCTTTATTTGGAATGTCGCTAGGATTAACTGTTTCTTCTGTTGATTCAACAGGTTCATCGCTAACTTGCATTGATGTTTCTTCTGCAACCGTTTCGGTCTCAGTTGGTGCTTGTTGATTATCGGCTGATTGGTTCAACAAACCCTTGATTGTGTCCGCAGCTCCACTAACTGTGGTTGGCTGCTGTTCAGCATCAGACATATAGTCCTCCTATTTTAGTTTTTTGATTTCCTCTAATTGTTTAGAGGCAAGTTTGCCTGTATTCATTATTTCAGCTAGGTGGTCTCTGACCTTATCTAACTGATGATAGGCTACCCAGATAGCAGTTCGTGCTTCTGAATCTTTATAGGAAGTATTCATTATTTGATTTGTATAGGTATCTTTGAGTGTATCAAAGGTCTCAATAAATAATGAGTCTTCTAATATTGTTTTGGCTCTAGAGCCTTTGGATATTTCTTTGTTTAATTTATATTCATCCATTATTGATTTTTAGGATCAAAGAATTGTTGTTGCTGTCTTACAGTTTCTTGACCAATATCTCCTAATTGATTAGTGGGTTCTTTCTTTTGTAACTCACTTTCTCTTTTTATTGCATTGCTGTCAATAGACATTTGATATTTGGCTTCTAGTTCTTTGATTCTAGTTTCAAAATTTAATATCATTTCTTGTGTTTTTAACTCAAGTTCTCTTTCTTTAATCTGAGTATCAAGTATCTTACGTTGATTTTCACCTTGTACTTGAGCTAGTGTTACCTTCTCAAACTCTGTAGGTTGAGGTGGTTGTGGTGGTGGCATTTGTGCAGCACCAATAACTGGATCAGTAAAGTATGTTTCAACATTTTTCAGACCAGCAGCTTCTACTAATTTAGTTAATGTATTATGTACATTTCTAAGATTGACCATTGGTCCTGCTGCTGATTTTTGTAAGTTAATAGCTTGTAGCTGTCTTTCAAGAATGTTATTCAAAATAACTAGTTCTTGTTCTTTACTACCTGTACCTAAACCTACTTGAACATTGATGTTACATTTGTTTGCCCATTCCATAGGCATCATTGTTACATACTGTTCGTTTACACGAATTATCTTTTCTTTCGTTTCATATTTAATAACAACTTCTAATAGCTTATTAAATAGTTCCTTAATACCTGTTTCAGCAAATACTCTACAAATAAGTTCTACTCTTAATTGAGCTTGTGTTAATATTTGGTTAATTCCACTTGCTGTTTTATTTAATGAATCAGCATCCATACCTTGTGAGTATCTTGTGATACCTGTTCTTTGTTCTCTAACAACATCCAAGTATTCTAACAATGGCATAGCCTGTTGATTCAATGGCTGTGATTGTAAAGGTTGTATTACTGATTGTGGTGGTTGTTTTGTTCTAACAACTCCTCCAGGTCTGTTTGTCAATAGATCATCAATATTAACTTGACCATCCATTATAGCGACTCGGTTATTATTTGTTAGATACATATTATCCAACAATTGTCTCATAATTGTACTTTTAATTAATTGTACATCTTCAACAAGCTCTGAAACAGATCTACCATAAAACCTGTGTGGTACTAGAATAGGTGTTATGCTTACGAATGGGCATCTGTCATAAGGCACATTGTCTAAGATATTATATGAGCTATCACCTGCTACAGTAACCTTTCGTAATTCTGCAATTCCATCTTCGTCTTCATCAAGTTTGATGTAGCATTCATATATTAATATTTCTTCATTTGCTTTTTCTGCGGTTGAATGCTCATTCAATGAGTTATAATCTAAATCATCATATCGAGCAGTTCGTTCTTCACTATATCTTTGATCATTATCAGTAGGTAAATTCCTAACTATTTCAGGATCAAATCCCATCTCTACAAGTTCTGATCTTGTAATAAATTTTCTGTGTGCTGTAAAATGTGCATCTTCAATTGTTTTAGCACTTCGTGATATTAAAAATTCTTCAGGTGGTACATTTTCTATTCTTACCTGACCTTTTTTATTCATTCTATTAACTACAACATCATGTAGTTTACCAGATGATTTAACATCTCCTGGCATTCCTCTATCCATAATAAACTTTTGTGCTTCAGCTAATGCTTCCTCATTATCTATTTCGTACTCAGTATGTTCTAATACTTTTACTTCTGGGTCAGCCAATAATAAAGCAAACTCATCATCTGTAAGTCCTTCATATGATGATCGTTCTACATCTAAAGAATCATCCCAATATACTTTTAATATTCCATTTTTTTGTAACAATGCATCTTTGAAGAACGTATATAAAATTGTAAAGCCAGGATTATCTTTATAGAATACATGATTTAAATAATCTGTAGCTTGTTTTGCAGCAGCTTCATCTCCTGGTTTATTTGCTGTAGCTTGTACAGCTCTAGGAGATGCTGTAAATGTTCTCATTATTGTGGGTAATATAGATTCAATAGTATCTGATACATCAGTTGATACTACTTGTGATCTACCATCTTGTTCATTACCAAATGGTTCAGCAAAATAATATTCTAAAGATTTAGTTCTTTGTTCTGTAAGTTCTCCACCAAGATATCCCATTGCAGTCTGTATTTCAGACGCAATCATTGCTTTTAATTTTTGATCATCCATTTAACAATTCCATTTCCTTAATGCTTTATTTATTCTTGAATTAGGATCTCTTGCTGTTTTAGCAGAAGTTAATTTTTTCTTCATACCTGTCATACGCTTACAAAATGATTTACGTCTTTTAGCAGCTTTAGATCCTTTTTTTAATTTACTTGGCTTTGTAGTTACAGCAGTCTTTAATTTACTTCCTGGATTTGCTCTCCTGTAAGAAGCTACACCTTTTTTGTTTAAACCACCAGATTTAGATTTACCTTCTTTTCTTTGCCACGCAGGTGTTTTAGCCATTAGATTTCTTTCTTCTTTTACCAGATGCAGTGACAGACCATTTAACTTTTTTAGGTCCAGTCTTTTTAGCTGCTTCTTTTTTAGTTATTCTTTTTGCTACCTTCTTAGGTCTACAGGCAGGATATGGTCTTCCTTTATCTTTCTTCCCAGAACGACCACACTTCTTACCAGTCTTTACATCTCTCCAATCTTCTTTGAACCACTTACGCAGTCCACCTTCGTATGCCATTAATATTTTCCGCCACGCTTCTTGTAAGTTTTAACAAGCCAAGCGTTTGCATATGCACTAGGATAAACTTTAAACTTTTTTTTAGCTTCAGCTTTTACTCTTGCATACAATGCTTTATTTTTTGGTTTTGGTGATGCCATTATATTATATACCTCGTATCTACGTTAATTTCTCTTGCCCAATCTGTTCTTTCAGGTGCTTCTCCTACACAACCATATCTAAATGCATCAGCTCCGTGTGATGCCCAGTTATGATGTGGTTTATTTTTAAACACCTGATTCTTATCATCAAAAACTTTTTTATATTGTTTTAATGATTCGATACCGTGTTTACATCTTATTCTATCAAACCAGCAGTTAGGCAAAGTATTTCTTACTGATTCAATTCCGTGATCTACTTCTAGCTTTGGAGCTACTTCAAAGTTTAGCCCAAGCTCTGACGCAACCTCTAATCTTGATTTACCAGTACCAAGTTCTCTAGTTGTAATATCGTGTGGAGCTATATGAGCTTTATAGTTATATGGTTTTTTATTTAATTCACCAACATAGTATGCGAGTGATTCACCATTTGTTTCTAAATAATCTATAAGTCTTACTTCGTTATTAACTCTTTGTGCAAACCATATTGCTGTAGAATCACCAATACCTAAATCCCACCAAGTTTCTACACCTATAGTTGGATCGTATGGTATATCTCCTATGCGTTTGTCACCTTCAGCTTTCTCCATCAAAGCTCCGTAATAACTACCTTGTACCGCAGCATTGAATGAACATTCATATTCCTGCTGGTACTGCGAATCTGGCATTGTTCTTTTAGCATCTTCTAGTTCCCATTCAGGAATTACTTCAGTATCAGATGCTCTGTACATACATCCAAACCATTCTTTGCTATCAGTTCTTTTTGAGAAATCAAATACTTCCCAAAACTGATTATGACCCATAGGAGTTCCTATGAAAATAACATAGCCAAGTTTGTCTGATACAGCAGGTCTAATAATCTCTGTCCATGTCCTAGGAGACATGAGTGCGTACTCATCGAGAACAACTCCGTCAAACCCAAGTCCACGAAGAGCATCTGGGTTGTCAGCTCCGAATATTTGTAATCGACTACCATTCCAAAGATCTATCTTTAATTCTGTTTCGTTTCTACCTCCACCTAATTTCATAAGTGGTTCAGTATATTGTTTTAGATAGTCGTAAGCTACAGCTTTTCCTTGTCTATAGGTAGGAGCAATGTATGCCAATCTGGCCCCAGGTGTTTCAACAGCTGTTGTTATTATTTTCCAAATTGCTAGGCAAGTCTTTCCAAACCTTCGATGACAAACAATAACATTAAATCTTTTTAATTTTTTAAAAACCTCCCATTGATATTTACGAGGTTTAAATGGTATGGTTAGTTGATCTTCTATTCCTTTTCTGGACTTTGGCATAAATTAATTTTTACTGGTTTGTTTTCATCTCCTGATACTTTTAGTTCTTTTGAAGCCAATCTAGGATGAAGGTAAGGTGCAGCTTTCTCTGCTGCCCACATCTTACGTTCTGGAGATGTTGCTGGATTGTTCAATACATTAATCATATAATCTAGTGGTGTTCTACTTATGGACTCTAAATGTTCTTCTAATCTTTTTCCTTTAGTACCAGCTGCGACTCCTCTTGGTCTTCCTGCACCTGGTCTTTTACCACCTCTCATTATACCTTAATTCCTCTTTTTAATAGTTCAGATTTAATTTTATTATCTTCTGCTTTACCTGATTCTTTTCCAAGACCATACAAAGCAGCAGCTCCTAAACCATATAAAGCTCCTTTTGGAGTAACTCTTAATAAGGTTTTTTTCATTAAACCTTTCTTTTTCTTTTTGGTTTTCTTTTCTTCAGCCATTATTTTCTCCTTGCTTTCTGTTTATTTTTAAATCTTGCTAGATCAAGTCTTTCTTTTCTAGTCAATGCTTTAAGTTCTTTTACCTTACCTTTAACGTCTATATTCATATAACCAGTTCTTTTAGAATCGTCTGGTTGTGGTCTAGGTACTTCTTTTTTTGGTATAGTATCTTTTTTTAACTTCTTTGGTTTAGCAGTTATAAAAGCCAACATCTTATCTTCATCTTCAGTATAAAGCTTCTGTTTGGTTTTTTTCTTTGGAGTTGTATGATATTTACTCGCAAACCTGCTAATTCTAACCATTACCTCAATAAACCAGGCATAACTGCATCTCTAGCTGTAGGTGGTGCAGTTCTTCTTGGCTGTTGTAATCTTTGTTGCATTTGTGGTGTAGCACTACCCATTGGTCCTGGTACATTCTGCGGAGCAGATACAGGAGCAGCAGGAGTGGTCATTTGTTGTTTTGCAATCACAATCTTTCCAAGTGTCTGTAATTCATTAGGTGATAGTGCAGATATTTCTTCTGCAAGATCTACTAAACTTCTTTGCTTTGCCATTATTTGCCTCCAAAATAGTATTGTCTACGAGTTTTACCCTGTTCTCTGCGTTTACCGCCTTGTATGCCAACAGCACCTCCAGCAGCTCCAGCAGCGACAGCAGTACTAGTTATAGGGTTCTGCTTAACTACTCTTTTTGCAGACTTCGCTACCTTTTTAGCTGTCTTCTTTACTGATTTTGTTTTCTTTTTAGCAGTTCTTTTTACTTTTTTTACAGCATCCTTACCTGCTTTTATTGCTTTTTTATATATCATAACAATCCTTTTTTATTATTTATTACTAATTTT